AAAACATATTGAATTCCATAATGGAAGAGGAAATAAGCAAGAAGTTAATGAAGCTAAAAAAGCATGTGAGGAATTAGTAGAAGAATTAATGGCCGCTGTTGATCGCGAACCACGCACCCCTAACGAAGAAAACCGACGATAATGCTTACAGCCGAACAAATTCAATCTAATTGGGAAGAATTCTGCAAGAATATTACCGAGCATATTACAGGTGATAGAAAGAATAAACTTACTGCATTTTATAAAAAATATGAGGATCGTATTATGATGATGCCCGCTGCTCATAAAAAAGAATACCACAATGCCTTCCCAGGTGGTTATGTTGAACACGTAAATCGAGTTGTCCGTTGCGCTCTTAAGCAAGCTAAATTGTGGGAAGAAGAAGGAGCGGACATGTCTACCTTCACTACAGAAGAACTCGTATTCTCTGCTATTAATCACGATTTGGGTAAAATGGGTAATGAAGAACATGAATCCTATATCCCCCAAACAGATAAGTGGAGAAAAGATAAATTAGGGGAAGATTACATGTTCAATAAACAAGTCCCATTTGCTTCAGTCCCCGATCGAGGTTTATTTATGCTCCAATCTCATGGTGTTCAATATTCATTTAATGAGATGCTAGCAATCCAAACTCATGACGGGTTGTATGATAATGCTAACGAAAAGTATCTTAAGGTGTTTATGCCCGAACAAAAACCACGTACTTCACTCCCATTTATCTTACATCAGGCGGATTTGATGGCGGCAAGAATTGAGTTTGAGCGTGAATGGTTACCTAAATTTAAAAATCCCGTGCCTACCCAGGGGGAGAATTTTACATTATCGAAAGAATCTAAAAAATCAACAAAAGACAAAGCACTTTCACAACTTGAAAGTAAAGGACTTAAAGATTTATTTGACAAATTATGATAGAAACAATTATTATAAGCATATTAGGTGTATTGGTTGTAGCCCTTGGGTTTACAACCTTTAACCTTCTTAAGAAAAACGAAAAGCAAGAAGATATTCTTGCAGGTTATATAACATATCTAGATCAATTTAGTAAAATAATAGAACTCTCAGATGAAAGACTTAAAAAGATCGACGAACGAGGAATTTTTAAGAGTGATGATGAGATAGGGTTCATGTATGAGCAAATTAAAGAACTTCAGAGAGTTCTATCCAATTTCAGGGTAGAAAAATTATGAGCGAACCAGGAAAAAGAAAAAAGAAAACAAAAAATCAATATTTTACACAAGCAACAGAAGATGCTATAGTAAGATATAATAATTGTAGTGACCCCGAAGAGCGTAGTGAAATCTATCGTAAAGACATTCACTATGCTTTTTTTAAACTTACCGAGAATATAATTCATACTTTTAAGTTTTATTATACCGAAGTAGATGATATAGAACATCTACAACATGAAGTAATTACATTTTTATTAGATAAAATTCATTTGTTTGATCCTACACGCGGAGCAAAGGCATTTTCATACTTTGGGACAATCGCTAAACGATATTTGATTATACAAAATACTAAAAACTATAAAAAAAGAGTAGACAAAGCCCCAGTTGATGAATTACATCATAATTTAGATTATTCATATGACATAGATTATGATCCTATGGAAAAAGATAAAGACTCACTTTTTATGGATGAATATGTCGATTATTGTAATTCTGTTCTTCCCGATTTATTCCCTAAATTGAAGGATGCTCAAATAGCAGATGCTATTTTATCTATATTTGCTTCTAGGGAAAGTTTAAATGTATTTAATAAAAAAGCACTATACATCTATATAAGAGAAATGGTAGATGCTAAAACTCCTCAAATTACTAAAGTAGCTACTAAATTAGGAGATATTTATAAAGAACACTATATCTTTTATAAAGAACATGGGTATACGAAGTTTGAGGATACTTCATATTTATAAACATGGGACAATTAGACAAAAAAATATTTGGTAAGAAAAAATTTTCTGATATTTTAGAAGAAATTTATTTAAACCAAAAGAAAAAAGAAGAGCAAATTTCTACTCTTATATCTGAATTAAAGCCTTTGATTCAAGATATTGGAGATGCTACTTTGGTTGTACCACTTTTAAAAGAATATTTGGAAATTTCTGTTAAAAATGATGAGCAACTCATCAAAATGGCTACTATTATCCAACGTGCTGTTCAAAGTGAAACAGCAGATGATGGTAATTTTGGTATGACAGAGGATGAAAAACAACAGTTATTGAATGAAGTAAAAAAATTTAAGAACGATAAAAAATAATGCCCAACTTAGAATATGGCATACCAGGGCTTTCTCAGGGAGTATTAAATAGATTTGATACTCCTTCTACTCCTGTAACTAAAGAAATTTTTTCTAGTAGGGTAAAAGATATTATTTTGAATGAATCCCACCCTGAGTTTGGTAATTATGGAGAATGGGCTTCTATAGGTGTAATATTAATTGAAAATGTTAACCAACCCACTGCTAATAAAGCTGTAATTCCTGTTTATCCCTTATTTCCTAATATAAAACATTATCCCCTAATAAATGAAATTGTAACAGTTTTATCCTTACCTTCTACAGGATTAGAAGTTAATACTAATTCATCTCGTTTATATTATTTACCCCCTACTAATATTTGGGGAAGTCAACACCACAATGCTATTCCTGGGAGTTCTGAGTTGGCTCCTTCTCAACAAAAAGATTATGAACAAACATCTGCAGGGAGTGTAAGAAAAGTAACTGATGGAGGAACTGAGATTAATTTAGGGGATACTTTTATAGAGCAACTTAATATAAATCCTTTACAACCTTTTGAAGGAGATCATATTATAGAAGGAAGGTTTGGTCAATCTTTACGATTTGGAAGTAGTGAAGGTAAAAATCCTATCACCAAAATTAGAAATGGACAAGGTGAAATAACTAATGAAGGTTGGACTACAATAGAGGAAAATATAAATGAAGATAAAGCCTCTATTTACCTAACCTCAACCCAACAAGTCAATTTAGAACCTAATGTTTTTAATTATAATTCATATAATACCGCTCCCGAAACCATTAAGGATTATTCTTCCAATCAAATTTTAATTAATTCGGGAAGATTAGTATTAAATGCAAACTCTGATAGCATTTTATTAAGTTCAGCTAAATCTATAAATTTAAATTCACAAAACTCAATTAATGTAGACAGTAAAAATCAAGTAGTAATTAATTCTCCAAATATATTATTAGGTGATAAAAATGCTACTGAATCCTTATTAAAAGGAGACACTACTATAGAATTACTCTCAGAATTAGTAGATGAGTTAAGGAAGTGGATGAGTCAATTTAATACTAACCCTTCACCTTATTTAGTAACTATGGTAGCTTCTACAACCCCTTTAATTGGTACTTTAGTAAAATTAAAAACAGAATTAGAAACTCGAACTAAATCTAAAGTAAGTAAAACTATTTAATGGCTAAAATAGAAGAAGATATAATAAATGATGCTGCTCCTGAAGATTCTAAAGAAAAAGGATTAGCAGTATTAGGAACCATTATTACTAATGAAGCTATGACCTTTGCTGAGAGGATGATCCCTACTTTAGAAAGACAAATTAAAAACGAAATTAAAAGACAAGCAATAGCTGCTGCTCAACAACAATTTTCGGATTTTTTAGATAAATGTCCTCCTGAAGTAGGGAAGTTGATAAATATCAGGAATAGTATATTAGAACAAGCTAATTCTATAGTTAAAACTATAGATAAAATATCTTCTACAATAAACATTGCTTCTACCGGAGTAGTTACCCTTATTAATTTAATAAAAATTTTAAAAACAACAAAAACCGCTCTTTCCACAGGATCTAAATTTACCCCTGTAATCCCAGGCGGTGTAGTTTCAGGTTTGAGTGATTTAGATGATGCTGTTACTAAAATTACTTTTGATGATGAAGGGAATGCTAAACTTCCTCCTATATTAGCATCTATTAATAAAGTAGCTGTTCCTATAGCTTTAATTAGTTTTTATATAAGTAAATTTATATCTTTGTTAACAGAATTAGACAATTTAGTAAAAGATTGTGCTTCTAGTTTCCCCCTTACTCCAATTTCAGATGAATTGAAGCAAATTTCAGATAGTCAAAATCAAGTAGAAGAATCATCTAATTTATCGACTTATAAAGGGTTTATTTTAGAAATAGAAGAAGTATCTTTTTCCCCTTTATTGAATAGAAAAAAAGCTGTTGGTAAAAATGCAAGTAACATTGTTATAGTACAAACAGACCTTTCCTTTACCCCCTCAGATGAAGTATTAATTAATGAATTAAAATTTATCATTGATAGAGATAATTTAACAGCTTATTAAAATATAATATTTATAAATAATGAAGCCACAAATATTTAAAAAATTAATTAAAGAAGCAGTAAAAGAAGCCATTCAGGAAGAATTAAAAGAAGTTTTATTGGAAGCAATAAAATCTCCTAAACAAACTTTTGTAGAACAAACTCCTCAATTCTCTTCTCCTACTAATTCACCACCAATTAACGAAGATAGAAGGGCAAAATATGCTGATATTTTAGGGGAGACTGCTTCCCAATTTACTTCTCAACATGTTCAAAGATTTAATCCACAAGGAACTATGCCTGGAGGAGACCTCCCCCAAGGAGAATTAGGTATGGACCAAATTATGGGATTATTAAATAACAAATAATGGCAATAGAAATAGGAAACCTCCCAGCATTTGATCAAACTCCCGTTGTGGGAATTGGTCTAGCTGTTCCTTTTATTTCTTCAGCTACATCAGGTTCCGATTCTCTTTTTTCTATAAATTATACAACTTCGGAGCAAATAAAATCTAATATGATTAATTATTTCCTTTCAGGAAGGGGAGAAAGGGTATTTAATCCCAATTTTGGAAGCAGGGTAAAAGAATTCCTTTTCATCCAAGACGAAGAACAATCGTTAAATACTTTAAAAAAGTATCTTGAAGATGAAATAAAATTAATTTTTCCTGTTGTTAAATTAAAAGAAATAAAAATTTCATCATCTAATAATAGTTTTCCTATTTTAGAAGTCCAAATTTTCTATTCAGTTTTTACTAGTTTAAATGAATTTATAGAACTTAACATTCCATTGTAATGCCGTATAATTTAATAACTGATAATAACGGAATTAATAGAAATATTAAATATATTAACAGGGATTTTTCTGAGATGAGAGCAAACCTTATTGAGTTTGCCCAAACCTATTTCCCAAATACCGTTAATGATTTTTCTCCTTCATCCCCAGGAACTATGTTTTTGGAAATGGCATCTTATGTAGGAGATGTTATGGCTTTTTACACGGATAATCAAATCCAAGAAAATTTTACTCAATATGCTAGACAATTAAATAATTTATATTCTTTAGCATATATGATGGGATATAAACCTCAAGTTTCATCAGCTGCAACAACAACCCTTGAAGTATTCCAAACAGTCCCTGCTATTTTTAATTCAGACACAGGTGAAAATGTTCCTGATTTTAGGTATACTTTAATAATACCTGAAAATACTACTATTGGGAATTCTGCATTTGGGAATATTTCGTTTTTAACTCAAAATAGAGTTGATTTTAGTCAATCTAGTTCTTTAGATCCTACAACTGTTACGGTTTATGAAATTGAGGGTGATCAACCTAAATCATTTTTATTAAAAAAAGAAGTAGAAGCTATTTCCTCTAATATTGTTACAACTACTTTTTCAATTGGAGCTCCCTCTAAGTATCAAACTTTAGAAATCCAAGGTAATAATATTTTAGGTATATTAGATATAACAGATAGTGAAGGGAATACTTGGGACGAGGTTGATTATCTAGCCCAAGAAACTATATTTGAATCTATCAAAAATTCAAATCCCTTCCCGGATCCTAATACTAGTAATGATGCCTCCTCTACTCCTTATTTATTAAGATTAAAAAAAGTACCTAGAAGGTTTGTTTCAAGATTTTTAAACCCAACTACTTTGCAACTTCAATTCGGAGCGGGAAGTGCAAACGATTTTGACGAACAGATTACCCCTAACCCAGATAATGTAGGTATAGGATTACCTTCTATACAAAGTAAATTAACCACAGCATTTTCTCCTTCTAATTTTTTATTTACTAAAACATATGGGATTGCTCCTTCTAATACAACTTTAACTGTTAGATATCTAACTGGGGGTGGGATTGGGGCCAACACACCTGCTAATTCTTTAACTTCTATAAGTAATACTACTAGTATAGTTTTTACTAATGATAATTTAGATGCTATATCAGCACAAACTTCTTTTGATTCCTTATCTGTAAATAATCCAAAACCTGCAACAGGAGGAAAAAATGGAGATTCTGAATATGATTTAAGGTATAATTCCTTAGCTAATTATTCAGCTCAACTTAGAAGTGTAACCCAAGAAGATTATTTAGTTAGGGCGTTAAGTATGCCTTCAAAATATGGTTCTATAGCAAAAGCCTATATAGAACCCCAAAAACAAACTACACTCCTTCCTGGGGAATCTAATTCAACATTAGATTTATATGTTTTATCTTATAATGAGAATAAAAAACTAACAACTGCTTCAAATACTTTAAAACAAAATCTATCAACCTATTTATCTCAATATAGAATGATAAATGACTCTGTTAAAATTAGAGATGCTTTTATTATAAACATAGGGGTTAAATTTGAAATAGTAGTATTACCTAATTTTAATAGTAATGAAATACTTACTCAATGTATTAATGAATTAATAAGGTACTTTAATGTAGATAATATGCAAATTAATCAACCTATATTAATTAATGAATTATTTACCCTTTTAAACTCCATAAAAGGGGTACAAAATACTAAAAAAATAGATTTTACTAATAGAGCAGGGGTAAGTTTAGGATACTCTCAATATGCTTACGATATAACTGGGGCTAATGCTAACGGAGTAATTTATCCTTCCCAAGATCCTTCAATTTTTGAAGTTAAATTTCCTAACACAGATATAAAGGGTAGAGTAGTACCACTATAAAAAATAAACTATGGCAGTATATAAATTATTCCCAGAAAAAGACTCATCAATTTACTCAGGATTTCCTTTAATGAATACTGGGTTGGATGAGATTTTAGAAGTTTCTACTTTTTATAATTCTACTTCCCCCGAAGTTAGTAGATACTTAATAAAATTCTCCCAGACTGAAATTAATGACCTTTTAGATAATAAAGTAGGAAGTAATATATTTCAAGTTAATTTAAGAAATTATATAGCTAACATTATAGGAATAAACACAGATACTACTTTAGAAGTATGGCCTATTTCTGGTTCTTGGAATATGGGTACTGGGAGATATTCAAATAGTCCTATTACTACTAATGGAGTTTCTTGGACTTATAGATCAAGTGAAGGAGAAAATGCTTGGCCTACTTCTTATACAGATTATGTAACAGCTTCATATAGTGGTTCAAATACAGGAGGAGGCACATGGTATACAGGTTCGGCTTTAGGATTAGAAATAACTGCTTCTCAAGTATTAAGTTATTCTAGCGAAAAAGATTTAAATGTAGATGTTACTAATACTGTATTAAACTGGTATAGTGCTTCTAATAGTTTAGGTGGATTTACAAATGATGGTTTTATAGTTAAGCAAAGTAATAGTAATGAGTTTATAGCAGATAAAGATTATGTTACTACTGTAAAATATTTTTCTATAGATACCCACACTATATATCCACCACAACTCGAATTTAAATGGCAGGATTACACGTATGACACTGGTTCATCGTCTAATACAATTATTAACACATCTCGAATGATGGCTACATTAGATAATAATGCCGGTACTTATCGAAGGGGAAGTGTTGAAAAAATTAGAATTAATTCTCGCCCTCAATTCCCCCAAAGAGCATTTCAAACCGCTTCTATTTATACTACAAATTATTATCTCCCTACAGCTTCATACTATGCTGTAAAGGACTTAGACACTAATGAATTTGTAATTAATTTTGACACAACTTACACTCAAATAAGTGCAGATAGTGAAAGTAGTTATTTTACCCTTTATATGAATGGGTTAGAACCTGAGAGGTATTATCAGATTTTAATCAAAACTAATATTAATGGTGAAACTTTAATATTGGATGATAATTATTATTTTAAAATTATAAATGGTTGATAATTCTACATATACTTCAGGAAGTGAATTAAGTTTAAGTAAAAAACTTTATAATAAATCTGCTTACCTTAATACTATTAATAATTCATTTACTGAATTAACACCTGTAGTCCCTCCTTCAGTAACAGATGGAGTAAGTGTAGATGAATTTTTTCAAATATATGAAAATTTATTTTATGAAATTCCTAAAAAAGGAGAAATAAATTCCCATGAATATATAATAAAACAAAGTACAAATTATATAGGAAGTTTAGGAATATCTAATGAAATTCAAGCCCTTTTAGATGAAATTACTTCCCTAAGGGAGGAAAATCTCACTTTACAACAAAATTTAATAGAATCTATTAATACCGAACAATGATAACTTTAACATCATTAAATAATCCCGAGGGTATTACCCATCAAGAATATAATCCTTCTCAAGAAGTACTTATTCCGGTGGTGGATTCTACTTCTGAGTTTAATCCTGTTACAGATTATATAATTTTTTCTGTTGAAACCCTTACTAAGGAATTATTAGTAAGTCAAAAAGTTTCTAATTTTTCTATTAGGAATTATAAAAACACTTCTAAAGAAGACAATTTGTCCTCTGTTGTAGTTTTCCCAGTTAAGGATATTGAAAAAGTGGGATATGATATAGGGACTTATAATATTTACTATAATTTCTACAGAACAGCCCTTAAATCAGATCAGTATAAATTTTTTATACAGGAAATTTCTCCTAGTAGAACAGAATTAAGGCTTTCTGTAAATAATATCTCTAATAAAGAGATTAATTCTCTAGTACAGGAATTTCAAAACATATTAGAAGGGGAAAATTTTAAAGATTTTTACATAAATATTAATGGTAAATATTATATAGCTAATAATATTTTATTAGATAATACTTCTGTACCTAATACAATATTAATAAAGTTATACGAAGCTTTACCCTCTACTATACTATTAAATACTCAATTACAAGTTGTATTTGAAGTAGCTGAAACTGAAGGGTTTAATATAATTTTACCTCCTAAACCTATTAGTGTAGAAGGGGATGTAGAATATATAAAAGGTCCTAATTTTAGTTACCAACTTTCCGATCAGATTAATAATTCTACTGTTGAGGAGGATTATACTTCTTTAGTAAAGAATACTCAATTAACCTCCTCCTACAATGAATTAGAAAATATTTTAAATCAAAAAGGAATTAAAGTCAATATTGACTATACTGATTTTAATAATTTTATTCATTTTAGTTCAGCTAAACAAAGGTTATTAAATTTTAACTATAAAGTAGGACAAATTGAAGAATATAATAATAAGATAACTGAGTTACTTACTATCACAGGTTCTACTTCATCTTCTCTACAGGTTTCCTCTAGTAAAGCTGTGTATGAAGCCCAAATAACTGATATAATAAAGAATTTTGATGGGTATGAAAATTACCTCTATTATACTTCGGGTACTTTAGCTTGGCCTAAATCAAATTCTACTCAACCTTATACTTTACAATCTACAGGGAGTAATGAAGTGTTAACTTGGTTAGGAAGTGCAGATGAAGATTCTTTATACTATGGAGGGAGATTACTTACAGCTTCATTATATGATGATGAAAACCAAGATAATTTATTTAATACAGTCCCAAAATACTTAAGTGAAGATCCTATCAACTCAGGTTATGAACTTTTCCTAAATATGATAGGACAACATTTTGATATAATATACTCCTATATTAATACTATAACAGATAGATATAATGCTGATAATAGATTAGATTATGGTATATCAAAAGATTTAGTAGCAGATGCTTTACGTTCTATGGGAATAAAGTTATACCAAAATAACTTCTCATCAGACGATTTATATTCTGCCTTATTAGGCATAAATGCTTCAGGCAGCTTATTACCTCCTACAGGTTCGGAAGTAATTGAAGAATATATTACAGCTCCTTATCATTATAAAGGATTAGCTCTTAAAAATACTGAGTATTATATAAATGATGTTTTTTATTTTTATTATGCTGGTGTTGCAAAATGGTGGGTTAAGGTTATTTCACCTACTTATACTACCCCTAATGAAACAGTAGGAAGTGTTGCATTTGTACAGGCCTTGTTAAGCGATGTGCCTCAAATTGAAATTGAGGTGGGAGAAAATGCTTTTCAAAGTTCTACAAAATTAGATGATGTAAATAAAGAAACTTATAAAAGAATATATCACAATCTACCTTATTTACTTAAGAAAAAAGGTACTGTTGAAGGTTTAAGAGCATTAATTAATTGTTTTGGCATTCCTGATACTATTTTAAGGATATCTGAATTTGGGGGTAAAGATAAGGATAATTCTAATGATTGGGATTATTTCCAAAATAAGTTTAATTATGCTGTTTATAATAGTGGTTCTTCTACTACTAGTAGAATTCAAATACCCTGGGATGTAAATTCTGAATGGGGAAATTATGATAATAATCCTGAAAGTGTATTTTTAAGGTTTAAACCCGATTCTCTTCCTAGTGGAGAAAAATATAGTAAAATCATTGACTCATCCGCAGGAGGATTTTATTTAACTTTAGCTTATACAGGATCAAGTTATACTAGTAGTTCATACTCGGGTTCAATCCCTTCATCCTCTAATGAATATGCTACTTTAACTTTATGGAACAGCCTCTCAGAGTTAACCCATATAAATGCTCCTTTTTATGATGGAAATTGGTGGGGGGTACAAATTAGTAAAGAAGGTGTAGCATCAAATGCTGAGGTTACTTTAAGGGTTGCTAATTCTATATATAAGGGTAATGATGGATTTAAAATAGGATATACTACAGGCAGTACTATAAATAATAATTTTTCAACTTTTCATACTCCTACCGTAATATATTTTCCTGCCATAGATGATGCAGCTGGGGTTCAATTGGGAGGAAATTCTTATTATGGGTTAACAGGATCCTTCCAAGAAATTAGGTTTTATAGTGTAACTCAAAGCGAAAATGCATTTCACGATTATGTAATAAATCCTTATTCTATTGAAGGTATTAACTATTCATCATCAGCAGATAATCTTATTTTTAGAGCCCCTTTAGGTAGTGATTTAAATACTTCTACAGGTTCTTTAACTTCAATTCATCCTAAAATAAGTGGTTCATATATTACTAATTCATTTACTGGTAATAGCAGCAATTATACGGTAGGTGCAGATTTAGTATATTACCCCCAAACCGAATTTATTTACTATGACCAACCCGCAGTAGGTATTAAAAATCGCATTTCTGAGAAAATCAGATTGGCGGATAATATAATCCCGTCAGGAGATACTTTAACGCCATATAGAACAATACAACAACGTTATCCACAAAGTGAAAGTTACACTCGCGATGTAAATTATGTAGAAGTAGCGTTTTCTCCACAAAACGAAATAAATGATGATATTAATTCATCTATGGGTTATTTTAATATAGGAGATTATATTGGGGATCCAAGACAAGTATCGGAATCAGTTAATACTTATCCTGATTTAGACAGGTTAAGAGATTCGTATTTTGATAAGTACTACAAAAATTATGATTGGAAAGATTATATAAGACTTATTAAGTATTTTGATAATTCGTTGTTTAAAATGATTAAAGATTTTACTCCTGCTAAATCTAGTTTAGCTACAGGGGTAGTAATTAAACAACATTTATTAGAAAGAAATAAACAACGTCCTGCTCAAGTTGAAACCTCATTACATGATTATAGTGGTTCGGTTTACTCTCAACAAGTATGGGATCCTATAGTTCAAGATACTTATATTTCTAATTCAAAAATAAATAAAATTGAAGGTGGGGCTGGAGGGACATTTAATGATGTAAATAATTTAGGATCAAATCCTGAAGGTCAATCTCAAGGATTTACTAATGATTTGGCTCCTTTTGTTACTCAAAGTTGGGTTTATAGAACAGAAGGGATTTCTGGCTCAATTTTTGTAACTCAATCTACCCAAGATGAATTTTATAATGGAGAATTAAATGGAAGTACTATTATAACTACTAATGGAGATTTAAATTCTACAATAGTAGTAGAAACTGCAAATGTTACAGAAGGATTTATAGCCCCTTATATTGATGTAACTCAAGGAGGATATAACGAATTTCCTGGTGGGAATGGACAGTTTAGATATACTACAATTGGCACAGATGGAATAGGAGGGTATGCCATAACCCAATTATTTTTTAGTCAAAATGATTCTAATGTAATCGAAAGATTTAATTACACTATTAATTATGAACAACCTGGGTATAGAGTAGGGGATATTTTACAAATTAGAACTAGAAATGGAAATTATCCTGGTATTTACAATTTTGTAATTCAATCTGTAAGTTATGGAAGTAATCAATTTAATATGGTATTTGATATAGAACCTTATCCAATATATGGTTACTCTAATGATTGGCTTAGTACAGATGATACTCCAGGCTTTAGTATTGAATTTGTTTTTGATCCAAGTATTACCAATCTCCAATCAAACATCCTAGGAGATGAACCCCTTCAAAATAATGCTGTAGATTCTCGACTATCTACAATATTTGATGATATAGATTATTCTACGGGATTAATAACCCCTACTAATATGAATGTTATAGGTACAAATGAAGCAACTAAAGCAACTGTTCCTGATTCAAATTATTCTCAAACAGCATGGACTAGGGGGAGATATAAAGGTTCTAGAGGTTCATCATTAGATTTTAACCAATAATAATAATTATAATAAAAATGTCTGAGTATTTAGAAACAAATGGGGTACCCGCAAATGGAGTTTTAGGGGGACTTTCTGTTGCAGAACAAACCCAAGACTATATTTTATTGGTTAAGGAAGTTACTTCAACCACTCCCGAAATTATAAATCAAACCCAATACGCTATAGAATGGATTGTTGGCTCAGATGGAGAAGCTAGAAGACCTAATCAGGACATTGAAACTAATTTGGATATAATCCAAAATTTTCCTGTTGGTAAAAATGTTATTTCCCAATTAAATAATGCTACTTCAGTCAACACCCAACTTTCAGGAGAATTAAATGTAACAGGAATAGGTACTATCCGTAATATACTTTACAGTCAAACAGGAATACCTTCTTCAAGTTTTGATACAGGATCTGTGGTTTTTATAGGGGTAGGAGGAGCACCTGCCGCTTCTACTACTATTATTCCCAATATTTTAGGTAGTATGGTAAGTAGTTCAGTTTTTACAATTAATCCTGGGGATAGGGAAATTCCTACAGGTTATACTGTAACTCTAGATACTTTTAATGCATATTCAAATTTTAACGGCCCCTCAGGTGTATATTACCTTAGTGCTTCTGATGTAGGGAATATGAATTCAATTTCAATGAGGGCTAGTGTTACAGTTGCAAATGCTTATGGAATAAGCATTCCTGTAAAAGTTGAAATATTAAATGATATAGGGGGAGATAAAAATGTTGTTAGTTCCAATATTGTAACAATAGCTCCTGGGGGATATACTACTATATTAACTTCGGCAACTTTACTTTCAAGTACTATTACAGATAATGATTATGGGGTTCGAATAAGTAATTTAGGAACATCATATTTTATAGTTATAGGCCAAGTTCAATTCTCAGTAACTAATACTGATCCTTCCCCTACTGCTAATATCCCAGCAGGAAACTTTTGGGTTACTGGGAGTGGTGAGAGTGGTTTTTGGTTAACAGCTTCAGCATATTTGTCACTAAATTATGAAAATAATTTACAAGATACTTCAAATTTTGGAGAAGCAACAAAAACTTTTGGGTTAGACCCCATTAATACAACTTTTACTTTACAAAAAGGCGATAAAATTAGATTTGAATATGTTCCTTCTAATACTTTTACAATATATGATATTATTACCCCTTCAGAAGCAGCAGATGGATTATTAAAACTAAAAATAAATAGACAAATTCCTAATAACGTAGTTCTTAATAATTTTGTTTTATATAGAATAGACACAAATGATCCAAAGTATATAATACTAAATGCTAATAAAACTTCAACTATAGGAGACCCAGAAAATCCTTTAAAGGGATATATTTTTCCAAAATATCAAACTAAAGAATTAAAAGCCAATTTAAAAAATATTCAGAGATCAATAAGTCAACAGGGTTTAATATAAAATTAAAATACTACATATTTATTATATATAATTACAAACAATGGGATACTTAAACAATTCAGTAGTAACAGTAGATGCTATTTTAACTACAAAAGGTAGAGAACTTTTAGCGCGAGGTGATGGTTCTTTTAAAATTACACAATTTGCCCTTTCAGATGATGAAATAGATTATACACTATATAATCCAACTCATCCTTCAGGGAGTGCTTTTTATGGACAAGCATTAGAAAATATGCCTTTATTAGAAGCATTCCCAGAAACTACTCAAAACCTAAGGTATAAATTAGTAACTTTACCTAGAGGAACAGCTAAAATGCCTGTATTAGATATAGGAGTAGCAAGTATTAGTTTAAAACAAGGAGCTGCTTATGCTATTACTCCTCAAACTTTAAATTATTTAGGTGCTAATCAAGTATTTGAATCTAATGGTTATACTGCTACTATTGCTGATGTTAGGGTGTTAAATACTTTTAATGGAGTTGGTATTCAAACTGATCAAGCTGCCCAATTAAATCAAACCCAAACTTTAGGTACTAATGTTTCTAAAACAGTTATAGGTACTACTATTAATTTAACAGCTACTACAGTTAATACATTGTTTGGTTCTAATACTCAATTAAATACTACTATAACAATCATTGGTAGAGATAGTGGGGCTAGAATTACTGTTCCTTTAACTATAACTAAAACAACAACATAATTAAAATATGTCATTTAAAAGATTAGATCCTGAGGATTTTTTAATAAGTGCTGATAGTATTACTGCTGGTGCTTGGTATGGTAATAATCCTACATTAACAGAATTTTTTACATCCTCAGTACAGGAAGCTGGGGCTAGTGGAAATTACTATTTAAGTATATATCAAACATCTTCTTCAGATACCACAGCAGAAGTCCAATTTAATATAGCCTATGGTAATTCAGATGGTTCGGGTTCTATTTTATATGATAGTGGTATTGATGGTAAATCATATACTTCTACTGTGTTTGGGCAATTTCAAAATATTGTTTTAGGAGATGAAAATAACAATTTTGTTTTTGGGACAATTACTCCTGTAACTCAAAGCATATATGCTTTAACAGTTAATAGAGCAAAATATAAAGGAAGTATATTCCCCGGAACTTTAGATTTAAGATTAAAAAGTGGATCTAATACTTTATATTTAACTGATAATAGTAAGGATGTTTCTACTGTAAGTTTTAATGAAGCAGGTAGAGTATTCCAAATAGTATCAGGATCAGCAGGTTCAGCTTACTCAGATACAGGTTATTCTACCAATTCAGGTTCTTATGGATTATTTTTACCAGATATTGGAACTATTATTTTAAATGATTCTGCTTTAAAATTAAGTTTTGGTGTTGGTGGGGGTATTAATTTAACTACAGAATATGAAAGTGACACAGCAAATAATAATCCGGCAAAATTATTTGAATTTATTTCAGCTTCTGGAGCCTTTACTTTAAATAGTCAGGAAAATATAACCTCAGATTATATTTTTGTAAGAGCTAGAAATTCAGAATATAATTATTCTGAAAATCCATCTTTTGTGTCAGGTTCTACAGGTGAGGTACTTTATAATGATTTTATAAATTCACCCCAAACATTTATTACTACTGTAGG